AACCGGCTTTTACTGAGCCGGACATGCCGCCATATCAACCGCCAGGGGAACCGCTTAAATCCGATCCTGCCGCACTGCCGTTTGTGTGGGCGCGTGATGTTTCGGACCATGAGGATGGTTCCCACGAGATATTGGAGGGAGTCCTGACCGCTGGCGCCATGAGCGTTTGGTACGGCGAGTCGAACAGCGGCAAGACCTATTTGGTGCTGGACTTGGCGCGCGCCATTGCCAAAGGCGATGAATGGCTCGGTAAGCGCACGCGGCAGGGTTGCGTGATCTACGTGGCGGCGGAAGGCTCAAAGACCATCGAACGGCGTATCCGTGCCATCCGAAAGGAATTCGGTGATTCAGACTTCCCGCTAGGCGTGGTGAAAACAAGCATCAATATGTGTGGATCATCCGCCGATACCGAGGCGCTCGCCGTGCTGGTAAACGACAGGGCGAGCGAGATTGATATGCCTGTGTCATTGGTTATTGTAGATACCCTGAGCCGAGCAATGGCTGGCGGCAACGAGAATGACAGCGTGGATATGGGTCTGCTTGTGAAGAACGGCGATACCCTCAGGGAGCTTACAGGGGCGCATCTAGCGTGGATTCACCACACGGGTAAGGACGTAGCCAGGGGCGCACGCGGTCATAGCCTCCTGCGGGCTGCTACAGATACGGAAGTGGAAATCAGCCATGATGCAGCCACCGGCATCCGCACGGCCAAGGTCACAAAACAGCGTGATCTGGACAGCAACGGCAACGAGCTTTTCGCCAAACTTCGGGGGGTTGAGTTAGGAAAAAACGAGTGGGGAACTGCCATTACGGCATGCGTCGTCGAGGCCATTGGCGCCCAAGACCGCCCACGCCCTACGCGCAAACCCGTCACCGGAAACGCCTTACGTGCCCTTACTATCTGCCGGGAAATCGCCGGTATAAACGGTCTGACCAACGAGACCAGTAAGATACCCAAGAGCAAGAAGCTGGTCGATTATGACGCTTTCGTTGAGAAATTCCGGTCTGCATCACCCCCTCAAAAGGACGGCTCATTTAGAGGCACTTGCAGCCGAGTGCTGCAAAAGCTTCAGGATGATGGGTACATTGGAATTCATAATAATATCATGTGGTTAGAGTAAAATGATGCAGTGATGCAAACGCTGCAAAAGTGATGCACGCAGCGCTGCAAGTGATGCACAACTCTAAGAGAGTGCATCACTGCATCGGAATCTGCATCAGCATTTCATCCGGGTGATATTGTTGATAGTGAACCTATGCGGACAGAGGTCGTGTTGCATGCCTCCTAGCGCTCGCATTTCACATTGTGAAATGTCGTCCAAGCGACAATTGGCTGCTGCGCCAGGATCGTCTGCCAGCTAAGGCGCACTACCTCGCATCCGCACATTGCCACACTCAGCAGCCATTCCAAGCACCATTAGGCACTAGCGGTAGTGTGGCGCGCAGGCGATAATGCGCACTTTAGTGTACCTTGCTCGCAAGTGCCTGATTACAATAGGTTGTTGCAATGCGGCGAATTTAACATAATGGAGATTATCGTTCATTCAGTACGTAAGCACTCACTAACTATGTGGATGTCATAACCGAATCGGACGGCCTCGCGCGTGCAACCGGTTGGGTCGGAATCGAAATGGGTCCGGCCCCCGCCTCGGGCGAGGCACCCAACCGTGCCCCCTGCCAAAAAATTTCCGGAAAAGGAAAATTGTTTTCCCAATTATTAGGATAGTGTAAAATAGTTTCTTTAATCCCAATAAGCGGTCATGAAAACTTGTACCAGATGCGACTTGGCTAAATCGCTGGAGCATTTTTATGTGAATAAGGCGGCGCCGGACGGCAGGACATGGCGCTGTATCGAATGCACAAAAGCGCTTGCGTTGGCGCAACGGATGAAGGCTTTGGGTCCAGTTCCGGAGAATTGGAAAAAGAAAACAGCCGATCCGAAGGCATACCGTGCTGCTCAAGCGGCATTACATCCAGGCCGCGCGGCTGCCGCAAAGAAGCGATATTACGCAAGGAACCGAAATAGACTAAAGGCAACGCAGCGGTTTAAGGAGGCGTTGAAAAGCGGGAAAATAGTTCGACAACCGTGTTTTGTGTGCGGAGTTTCTCCGGCGCACGGACACCACCCTGATTACTCTCACCCGCTTGATGTGGTTTGGCTATGTCCGCCGCATCATCGAGAAGTTCACCGAATGGTCAAAAATCAGGTATCCTCCGATCAATCCGTTTCTGAGGAGGTTGAATAAGCCATGCCCAATCCAACCCAAGTTACAGGCCAGCTCTCCTCCGAAATCCCCAATGGAAATGGAGTACATTCCTTTTTCTGGCGACATTTCTATTCTGGATGCCGAGGCAGGTCCAGGCGTGGCCGCGTATCACGATATTTTTCGTAACCGATCCTGCCGCTGAATGTTTCAACACGCGTCCAACCTATCCGGCGAACGGTTGCTACGTGAACGGCGGCGATAAGGGATTCCTGATATACATCCGCGATGACATGAGCCTGCCAAAAACGCTGTGCGTGATTAGCCACGAACTTAAGCACGTCGAGCGCGGGAATTTTCACGAAGGGCCGGACGACTCGTGTTAGACTAGCTGCTAGCTTCACCGCCTCGTCACCCTCCTGGTGACTTAAAGCCCCAGCGTCCTCCTCCGACCGGGGCTTTCTTTTTTTCTGCGGATGTGCGAGAGTTCGTGCCGAGGACGCGCCCGGTTGGAAGTGGCGGCGCCCCGGTGAGAATCCGGGAACCGGTTCTGGGCCTTTCGGTGCCGCGTTCCTCACCACTCACCCAGACTGGAGAATGAAATGACCAACCTGATTGCAGCCGAAAAGCCTGCACCCATGAAATCGAACGTCGAAGGCTTCGACGCGGACAACATGTACCGTACCGAGCAGTTCACCGACCTGAAGCACGGGGACCTGTACAAGTTCACGCCGGTCAACAAATACGGCATGGTCGATGGCGGCTCCGGTCGCAAGCCGATATGGAAAAGCAACGTGATGCTCGTATGGCGCGGTCAGCAGATGGCAGTGCCGTTCGAGATTGATGCCGTGGCGCTGTCGGATGCCATCGAGAAATTCCCCGAAGCTGCGGATAAAGCAGCGCGTGCCCACGTCGATGCGCTCGAAAAAGTCTCGCTTCAACAGCAACTGCGCGGCGGTGGTGTACTGAATGCTGCCGGTGCGCCGATGGGGATTTCGACCACGCGGGTGCAGTGATGCCGGTTCTCGAACGCATCGCCCGTCCGCGCACAGCAGAAGAAAAACCGTTCGTCATGCATCCGTGTACGTCGTCGCTCCTGAGTGAGTACGGCTACAAGCCAGAGACTCTCGAAATGCGCGCCACGTTCAAAGATGGCACGACGTGGGCGTACAAGGGTGTGACGCCGGAGCGATTCCAAGCGTTTATCGAGGCGCCATCGAAGGGGAAGCACTTCATGGCGAACATTGCACGGAAATATGAAAAGGAGGCAGTAAAATGAGTATGGCACTTCCGCGAGTCCGTTACGTCGAGCGCAACGGCGAATTGGTTTTGCAGCAGATGTACCGCGATTACGATCCGGTCACTGGCGAGCAGATTATTACGTATGTCGATGTGCCGACTGAGCCGGAAGAACCTGCGCCATGAAGAACGTATTGATTTTTGTACTCTGCACGCAACTCTCCGGCTGCTTCATCATCTTCCCAATTCCGAAGTTCAAGAACGAGCCGCCACCGGTTGAAAGGTCGCAGTCGAATGTGCCGAGGATGGCACCTTGAATGATTTGCATATAGCAACGGATGAGGACGCCATCGAAAAGCCGCAGCGTTCGCACTTGAAGTGTGCGGAGGTTGTTCGCCTGGAGACAATGACCACTCTCGATATTCCGCCTGATCTTGTCTTGGATGGCGCGAAGAAAGCCGATCTTTCGGCGGTAATGGTAATTGGCGAAGAAGCGGACGGAACCTTTTACTTTGCGTCTAATAAATCGGACGGCGCCGATGCCTTATGGCTTCTTGAAAAGGCAAAGTATAAGTTGCTCAGGATTGGCGGTATCATCGAAGAATGAACTTCAACCTAGCCGAATTCCGTGAATTCTGCGCCGACCTGAAAATCGAGACAAAGGAATTCGGCATCGTTTCGCTCGGCCAGCAATGGCGCGGAACGCAGGAATATTTCATTCAGGAAGTCGCAAAAGGTTTGGCCGAGGGCGTCCATACGTTCATCGTGCTCAAAGGCCGACAGGTGATGATTTCAACCGCCTGTCTAGCGCTAGACTTATATTGGCATTTCAAGTTCGGCGGTACGTCCGGTACGCTCATCACCGACACGGACGAGAACCGCGAAATGTTTCGCACCACGCTGACCATGTACGTGGACAGCCTGCCGAACAAGTGGAAGCGTCCGATTGGCACGCACAATCGGACGGCCATGACGATCAAGAACCGCAGCCGTATTTTCTATCAGGTCGCGGGAACGAAAAAAAAGGAAAAACGCTCGGTCGGCGTCGGCAAGGCGATCAGCTTCATGCACGCTACCGAAGTGTCAAACTGGGGGGATGAGGGTGCGCTAGCCGACATTAAATCCTCCCTAGCGCAATCCAATCCGCGCCGCCTGTATCTCTACGAATCTACCGCGCGCGGCTACAACATGTTCGAGGAAATGTGGCGCACTGCGAAAATGTCTCGTGTGCAGCGCGCTATTTTCATCGGCTGGTGGCGCAATGATTTGTACCGGAAGAAGAAAGGCTCGTCCGAATACGAAGTTTATTGGGACGGCACACCGACACCGGAAGAATCGAAGTGGATGCGCGAGGTTAAGGAACTATACGATTTCGACATTGACGATGAACAATTGGCTTGGTGGCGCTACATGGGCGCCGAGGAATTGCAAGACATCGCCAAGCTTATGGAGAACTTCCCACCGACCGAGGATTACGCATTCCAGACTTCCGGCTCGAAATTCTTTACGAACGCCGCGCTGAATGACCGGCGCAAGATCATCATGGGCCAAGGCGGAAGTCATGCGCTCATGTACGATCCGTACCGCATCGCCTTCGGCCCCGCCATGCAGGACACCGAATTGGTTGATGCCGTCGAGGATCATGCCAGCCTGAAAGTGTGGCAAAACCCATCATCAAATGGCTATTACGTGATCGGCGCCGATCCTGCATTCGGATCGACCGAATGGAAGGATCAATTCTGCATCCAGGTATTTCGCGTGTTCGGCGACGGCATGGAGCAGGTTGCCGAGTACTGCACCATTTCATGCGACACCGAGCGGTTCGCGTGGGCGCTCCTGTATCTCGCTGGCTTGTACAGCAACGGCGCGCCGCAAGTGAACATCATGATGATCATGGAAATCAACGGACCCGGCGCGCTGGTGTGGGACTACATCAAGAAGGCGCAATCGCTGGTGGGCCACATCGAGGGATTGGACCCGCGCATTACCCAGATTTGCGCGAACATCCAGAACTACCTCTATCACCGCGCTGACAGTCTCGGCGGTGGATACGCCTACCACTGGAAAACCACGACGGCGACCAAAGAAATCATGATGAGCGCGTACCGTGACGGCTTTGAGCGCTCCCTGATTACCGTGAATTCTTTGCAACTGCTAGAGGAAATGAAGAAGGTCGAGCGCAACGAAGGAAAGATTGAGGCTCCGGGACGTTCGAAGGATGACCGAGTTATTGCCGCTGCCCTGGCGACGATGGCATGGCGCGAATGGATGCAGGTACGGCTTGCGCATGCTGGTGTTACGCGCGCACGCCAGAACGAACCGCCGAAAACCGGCCCGACATCCGCGCTTGGACGGAACGTATACGCGCACCTAACTAATCGCATGGGGCTGCATGATATTAGCCAGTTACCGCGCCCTGTCGTCTGATGGAAACGCAAACCGTCATGGGAGAGGACGAACTACGCCGCTGGCTGCGCGGGCACATCAAACGCGGACAGGGGGCGCACGCTGGGGGCGACAAAGAGGATCGGGACTTGCCTACCCTAGCGATGCTCCGCTCAATGTCGTGGGACCACCGGGATTTTTACAAGTGGCTGAATGGCAAAGTTGCTTTACCAGAACGCCACCAGCGCGCACTTACGCGATTCGCACGCGCATGGGATGCCGGTCTGCTGGTGTTTGAAAAAAAAGGCACGAAACGCGAACTGAAGCGCCGTACAGAACCGAAGCGCATGCCGCCGAAGTTCCATATCCAGATAGACGACAAGGGCGCGCGGCTGCAATTGGTGGGGCGACTGTCGGCTCCGACGCGGCTGGCCCCGATGATTGACAGAAAACAGAAGTGAAGGCACACTAACTTTTATGGGCATCATCAAGGAATTTTCTTGCAAAGGTCACGGGCCATTTGAGGCCGAGGAGCCTATATGCCCGCGTGGCTGCACAGCCGGAGTCTCGCGGCAGTTCCGCACGCCTACCAGCATCAGCACCGGAGGCCGCACACGCGGTATCGATCAGTCACTTGAGCGAATCGCCAAGGAATTTGGCCTGTCGGACATGAACAATCATGGAGGAACGACCGCAGCACGGGTTGCCAATCCAAAACAAGCGCAATTTGCCGCTGCCCAAGAGGCAATCCGCAGAAAATACCCGAAACCTTGGGGCGCGGTGCCGACTGGCGGAAAATATGAGGTCGGCGCAGGTGTTATTGCTGGAAACGGACCCGGCGCACTCGGTGCGTTGGCGCAGCATGGCGCGAGCGGCGCCGTAGATGTGAAAGGGATGATGGATACATTCCCAAAACGTCAGGTTGAAAAGATCATTTCCAAGAGTGACGCGGAAATCACCGCCAAGGCGATGAAAGCAGCATGAAAATCCCTCCCGTCGAAGAACGCGAAGCATTTTACTGGGAATTGTGTACCCGATGCCTCGTTTCGCGTCAGATGCGCAAGGCGAACTACGAAACATTGCGCGCTTACGCGCTTTTTGGAGTTCCTCCGGGTCAAGAGCCTGCCGCGTTCAATAAAATCGACTCCAGCATGGACACGCTGGCGGCATTCCTGTTCGCCGCCGAGACAACGCGCTTCAGCATCAAACTCGGCCCCGGCGTCAACAAAATGGAGGAAATGCCGAAGATTCCGCCGCTGAAAGAGCGCTTGAACGACCGTTGGCAGGATTCGAATGCCGATATGATCGTGTCATTGGCAGTCAAGGATTCGCTGACCTACGCGACCACGATTATCAAACTGATTCAGCGCGGTAAGGAAACCATGCCGTTCGTGATCGATCCCGGCAATTTCGGCGTGCTGCGCGAGGACGTTAGCATGCTCGACCGTCAGGAGGCGTTCGTTCACGTCTTCATGACGACCAAGGATCAACTTGCGCGGGATATCGATGCGCATCCAAACAAGGCGCAATTGCTGGAGCGTGTCAGCGCGAACCGTCACTCCGACGACGAGGCTGAACTACCAGCCAGCGTGCAGCGCATCATCACCAGTAGCGTTTCGCCTGACATTCAGGGCAATGTGACCGCGCCGCTGTCCGCGAATCTCGACTGGTACGTGCCGCGCACCGCCGAGGATTTGATCGAGCTTCACGAACTTTGGGTGTGGGATGACGACGACAAGTCCACGCCCAAGGGCGGATGGCGCGTTGCCACGATTGCCGATCCAGGCGTAACGATTTACGACCGTAGCGCCGCAGAGTCGATGTTTCTGCCGGGCGACCATCCGTTCACGCAGATTTGCCCGAACCCCATGTCGGACTATTTTTGGGGCCGTAGCGAAGTCGAAAAGCTCGTCAAACTGCAAGGCGAGCGCGAACACCGCATGGGGCAGATTCACGAACTCATCAACCGGCAGGTTGATCCAGCGAAGGCGGCATCTGGCGTATGGGGCGCCGTGGATGAAAAGAATTCCGCGCTCCGGTCGCTAAACGCACTCGTTAGTGCTACCGACCCGATGGCGAAAATCACCGAATTCAAACCGATGGTTCCGCCAGACGCATGGGCAGACGTTCACGAAATCGATGCCATGTTTGACGAAACCATCGGTCTGTCGAACGTGCTGAAAGGTAAGGGCGAAGCTGGAGTCCGTAGCAAGGGACAAACAGACCGGCTGGCGCAACTCGGTAGCTCGCGCGCGAAGAAGCGCGCCTTGGTCATTGAGGACGCATTGGAGCGTATCGGCACACAATATCTGCGACTCGATCAGCGTCATAATGCTGATCCGCTGCTAACCCAAGCCGACAAGCCGGAAAAGTTTATTGCTGCTCAGTTCACTACAGACTACATGGTGAAAGTCGATGCGCACAGCAGCAGCCCGGTATTCATTGAGGATCAAAAGAACGGTGCTTATGCCATGTTCGACCGTGGTGTGATCGACGGCGAGGCATTGCTGGAAGCCGAACAGCCGCAGAATTTGCAAGAACTCATCGCAAAATGGAAAGTAATGCAGGCGCAGCGCGCGAAAGCCGCCGAGGAGGAGCGCGCCACCGAAGCGGCAGCGGCATTGCAAAAAGGAGCCGGTTCGGGTAATCTTTCCGTAGTAAAGTGAGCATTCACTAACGAAAGGAGACCATCATGCGCATGGGCCGCAAAGGTCGTCGCTAATTCCGTCCGGCTGACGACCGGACATCAACAGGGGCCAGAGCGCCCCTTCACTATTTCAGGGAGCGCCACATGGGCATCGCCGTATCAGAGGGGAAGAATTACACGCGGTTGACTGCCAGTGGAAACATTTCGTGTGGCGCGGGTCTCAAGGGCCAGTTCTTCGGAATCTTGCCTACACAGTCGAGCAACGCAAATATTCTCATCACCGATTTGGGAAATATAGTGCAGGGCAATGCCGCCATCATCATGAATACGATGAATATGACTGCTGGGCAATTCGTGCCATCCCCGTGCTCCTTCACAACTGGGCTTGGCGTCACAATCGGCGGCACCTGCGACGTAACGGTGTACTGGACGCCGACCTGATGCTGCACAATTGGGCGCTGCGGCGCACTACGGTAAGCGCGGTATCTCCGCCACCGGCCGCTAATCAGGTTGCCTGGTTTCGTAAGGGAATCGGCCAAGTAGGTGGCGCGAATTGCAGCCAGTGGACTGACCAAAGCGGGCTGAATCACCATCTGCTGCAAGGGACTGGTGCGGCCCAACCGGCTATCCAAGGAGATGGGACGCTATTATTTGATGGTGCCTCCCATTTCATGAAGTGCACTGGCTTTACGCTAACTCAGCCGACCACGCTGTATTTGCGTATGAGGCAAGTTACCTGGACAAGCAATAGGTATTTCACGGACGGGAATTCGGTTAACACTGGTGTAATTTTACAGTCGCATACGGGCGCGACGCCGCAAATCGAGGCGCTTGCAGACATGGCCGGTGCTTCTTACCTTGGCCCGAATGGCGCGCTGACCGTGAATGTCTACGCGTCGGTGTGCGCTGTATTCAATGGCGCATCCTCGGTTTTGCAGGTGGGCGCGACGACTGTTAGCGGCACGCTTGGAACCGACAGTATGGGTGGATTTACGCTTGGCGCGGCATCTCTCGGAGTGGCTTTTTCAAACATCCAAGTAGCAGAAGGGATTTTGTATAACGTTGCGCATGATGCTTCTACGCGCGCTGCTGTTATCGCGTATCTCAATACCTTATGAGGCGCTTTTATGAAAAATTTTCTTCTATCGTTGTTATTGGTTTGCGCGTTTTCGGCTGAGGCCCAAACAATGGGACCGTTATATTGGCCGGATCAGGCGAGCGCGCAGGCAAACGCAGATGCTATCCACGCTTGGCTGTACGCAAATGACGCAGCGTACAAGATCAGCGTAGATAGCGGGCAGACCACTCAATGGGATGTGCCGCATCAGACGATTATTTTTGTGCCGACACCCCCGTTCTTCATTCCCGATCCGAACGACAAGCGTTATTACATCAACACGGCCATGCGCTGCTGGGGCGCTCTGACTGCGCAGCAACAGGATTGGGTGCTGAATGGCGGTCAGACGTTCTTCGAATGGGATGACAAAACCAATGTCATGATCGATGCGTCAACCGGATTGCGTGATTACTAAGGAGTAAGAAAATGAAGAAAATTCTGGCAGTAGCCACTTTTTTTTGGCTCATTTCCATTAATGTAGTCTGTGCCCAAGGCACCAGAATATGGGATGTTACCTCGCGCGATCCAGCGCAGGCTACTGACCGTATTCCGATCATGCGCAGTACCAGCAGCAGCGGGTACATCACGCCTGATGGAATCGCGACGTACGCGGCATCGAGCGGCGCTATCGCCACGGCGCTTTCGAATAAGGCAAATACGCCTACTATCAATGACTCTCCGGGGCGCTCGCTGGTCACGACAACGAGTTCGACTGGATTCCAGATCAGCGCGACTCGGGTATCTCGTGCCTGCTACGAGGGGTCATTTTCAACCACTTCAACCATCGGTGGCCCGGCGGCTGTCAGCGTATTCCTGGAAACCGCCGATACCAACAGCACGACTCCGGGGGATTGGACTACCAAAGCGGTGCAGACCTACAGCAATACCATCACGCTGGCGGTAGTGCTAAATCAGGTGCAGTCAAACAACTGGACAATGTGCCGCGACATTCCCGCTGGGAAATTTGTACGGATTCGTTCCGGCTCGATTACCGGCACCGCTTCAGCCACGATCAATTCGACG